CACGCTTATATAATGCCCTGGAGTTGGAGTATCCGTTTTCGGAATACTTCACTACAATGGGCACCATTGCGGATCAGTCCGCAACCGGGAATCTGGAGCATCTCCATGTCCTTGAGTCTGGCACGGCGAAAGTCGTACTTGTACCTAAGGACAGTAGGGGACCTCGCCTGATATCATGTGAGCCACTGGAATACCAGTGGATCCAGCAGGGGCAACAGCGTAAGCTGTACGCTAGGCTGGAATCGCATCCTTGGACCCGCGGGCAGGTGAATTTCACCGACCAGCGGATCAACCGAGGATTAGCTCTTTCTTCGTCGAAAGACGGAAAAAGAGCCACGCTCGACATGAAGGAAGCGTCAGACCGTGTGAGTGTTGCTCTGGTAAAGGAGCTATTCGCTGGAACCTCTTGGTTATCAGCGTTAATGGCTTCTCGGAGCACCCACACTAGGTTGCCAACGGGGACCGTGATTGAACTTGAAACATTTGCGCCCATGGGATCAGCAGTTTGCTTTCCTGTGGAGGCGCTAGTGTTTTATAGTCTAGCGGTTTCAATCCTGGTCGTGCATAAGCACTATACCTGGCGGGTAGCCAGGAAAAGTGTCTATGTGTACGGCGACGACATCATATGTAACGTGGAAGACTATCACGTTATAATGCAGCACATGGAGAAGTATGGACTATTGTTCAACACTTCTAAGTGCTGCGTCTCAGGATTCTTTAGAGAATCCTGCGGGTGCGACGCCTATAAAGGCGTCGATGTCACACCCATCCGCTTGCGGAAGACATGGTGCCGTCGGTCCAGATGGGATGCTACGCAACTTGTTTCGTACGTCGAGCTTAGTAACTCGATGCACGCTGCAGGTTATTTCAGCGCGGCAGATCTGGTGAAGCATATGGTTGAAGGCCTTTACGGGCCGATACCATACGTGGAGTACAGACGGAGTAGGACAGAAGGGTTCGAATCCTTCTATTACCGTCCGGGCCGAGTAATCGGCTTCTACCGCGATGACGTCAATCCTCTGTCGAGGAATAAGGGTGTGCACCGAACCAGATTTAACTGGTTCGAGCACGTTCCTGAGGTCCTTGGCTACTCCATTGTCCCATGTCGTGAGACATATGACGAATTGGAGTTCGAAGCGTTATTCCGGACTTTATGTTCCGGAGCAACGGGATTGCCACGTGGCATGTACGCGGTTGCGCGCCGCAGTCGGCTAAAGCGC